AGATTAGGAAAGTTTATGATGCTCTTTATGAGAAGGTTGATGGTCCAAGTATTGCTGCTGCAGTTTTGATTGTAGCAAAGTATCAATATCAAAGTGCATTTGTGGCAGACCAAGAAATTAATCTTCTTGCAGCATTAACTGAAATTATGGTTGAGGTGAATTTTAAATGAGACCTGAAACAAGAAAGGCAATGGAAATGCTTTTTAATGCCAAATGGAATTTGCCAAAGGCAGCAGATTATTGCAATCTAACTCAAAAAGAATGTAAGATTGTGTTTAACGAATATTGCAATTTTCATCCTCCAGTTTATTCCAATGAAGATAGAACTTAAAGATTGGTTGAACTCAATTAATACTACTAAAAAGAGTATTATTGAAGAAGATATATCAAATGAACGGGAGTATCCACCGTTCATTATTAATAGATGTATGTCGGGTCATATTGACACTTTGATGTATTCTAATGAAATGAATATGAACCATTCATTAGATAAAAAAATGCAATATGATTTTTATATAAATATTGTTAGGAAAAGGAAAAGATTTTCTCCTTGGATCCGAAAAGAAAAAATCAAAGATCTTGATATAGTGAAATCTTACTATGGTTATAGTAATGAAAAAGCACTCCAAGCTTTGAAAATTCTCACACAAGAACAACTTAACTTTATAAAATCGAAATCTGAAATTGGAGGAATGAAATGAGTGTTGTTATTGAGCCAAAAGTAGATTGGACTCCATCCCAAATGGTGGAAGTCATTTTGAATGAACCTGATGACTTTCTTAAAGTCAGGGAAACATTAACTCGAATTGGAGTTGCTTCTCGGAAGGAGAAAAAGATCTATCAATCTTGTCATATTCTTCATAAGCAAGGTAAGTATTATATTACACATTTTAAGGAACTCTTTGCTCTTGATGGAAAGCACGCAAATATTACGGTAAACGATTTCCAGAGACGCAATCGCATCATCCAACTTTTGGCTGATTGGGGTCTTATTAGTGTTGTTAATGTCGATCAAATTTCAGACATCGCACCATTGAATCAAATCAAAGTTCTTTCTTACAAAGATAAGGATGACTGGGTTCTTGAGACCAAGTATAATATCGGATCCAAGAAACGTAGAACTGAAGAATCTGAATAAATAAGTACGAGACCTTTCGTGCGGTCTCTACGAAAGTCGGAACACCCTAAAAAGAGGTTCGGTTTTGCCGATACCTCTTTTTTTCGTATCTTTTATAATTACTAATGGATGCCTTAGGGGTCCACAAAACACAAACTCGCTTACAAAGGAGCTACCATAATGACTAATCTGATGAAATATCAAGCTGCGGATCTTCCTGCTTTGCTGGAAAGAATTAATCGCAACACTATTGGACTTGATGAATATTTTGATCGTATCTTTAGTCTTCACGAAACTACATCTAATTATCCTCCATACAATCTAGTTCAGGTAAATAATGTAGAATCTCGTCTAGAGATTGCTCTTGCAGGATTTAAGAAGGAGGAAGTTAATGTCTTCACAGAGTATGGAAAACTTTTTGTCGAAGGAAAAAAACCTGACAATGAGTCGGACGGGACGTTTATCCACAAGGGCTTGGCTAGCAGAGATTTCAAAAGAACCTGGACCCTATCAGACGACACAGAAGTTAGAGAAGTCACCTTTGAAGATGGATTACTTGTCATTCGACTAGGAAAGATTGTTCCAGAACATCACGCACGTAAAGATTATCTATAAATATAATTGAATATCGTCGGCGCGAGGAGCACCTGGCAAAATCCAGGTTGACTCCTCCTTTTTTTGTTGCTAGAATACACTGGAGATGTTAGATCAAGTATGTCAGTAAAAATTGTAATTCTTAAGTCGATGGAAGATGTCATCGCAGATGTAAAGGAGATGGTATCTTCCGACAAGACTATTGGATATGTTCTTGTCAATCCATATGTCGTGTCTTTGAGTTCTGATGGAAGTCAAGTTGGATTCTATCCTTATGCTCCTCTTTCTAAAGACACTTCTGTTCCTATTCCGTGTGATTGGGTAGTATCTGTACTAGAACCCAAAGATGAAATTTTAAACTCTTATATGGAGAGAATTAATGCAAAACCTGAAAATTCTAATTCTGAAGAATGATGCTATTTTAGTATCGGAAGTTCACGAAGTTCCCGAATCTGATCTTGGAGAACCTGATTGTAAATTGGTAAACCCAGTTCAAATGATAATCTCTGATCGTAATACTTATGAGATGAGACGATGGCCTGTATTTACAGACCAGAGGGAACTTAAAATTCATTCAGACTCAATCTTTACTATTGTAGATCCAACACCAGATCAAGTTGAACTTTATTTGAAAACTATTAAATGAATTTTTACACCAACGTAGTTCTTGTCGGAAACGAAATACTTTCCAGAGGGTTTAAGAATGGAGAGCATTTTCAAAATAGGGAAATGTTTTATCCAACCTTATATGTAACAAGTAATAAAAAAACTAAATTCAAAACTCTTGAGGGTAATTATGTAGAAGAAATTAAACCAGGAACTATTAGGGAAACTAGAGAATTCATTGATAAGTATCAAAAGATTGATAACTTTCAACTTTATGGAAATACTCGATATATCAATCAATATATCACAGAGAACTATAGGGATGAAGTTATCAAGTTTGATATTTCAAAAATTAAATTAATCACGATTGACATTGAGGTTGCTTCTGAAATTGGATTCCCTGATGTCCAGTCTGCCCAAGAAGAAGTATTGGCAATATCCATTCAGGATTATTCTACGAAGAAGGTTACTACTTGGGGAATCAAATCCTTTGAAAACAATGATCCAAACGTAAAATACATTCAGTGCAATAGTGAATATGATCTCCTCGATAGATTTATGTTCTATTGGGAAAATAATTGCCCTGAAGTTATTACTGGATGGAATTGCGAATATTATGACATCCCCTATCTCTATAGAAGAATTTCTAGAGTTCTTGGTGAGAAAGTTGCCAAACAACTTTCCACTTGGGGAATAGTAACCGAGAATGAAGCAATTATAAATGGCAGACCTCAAATCAGATATGATATTGCTGGAACTACCATTCTAGATTATCTTGATTTGTATAAGAAATTTACATATACCAATCAAGAATCATATCGTTTGGACCACATTGCCTTTGTGGAACTCGGTCAGAATAAATTGGACCACTCGGAGTATGATACCTTTAAAGAATTTTATTCCAAAGATTGGCAGAAATTTGTAGAGTATAACATCAAGGACGTTCAACTTGTGGACAAACTTGAGGATAAAATGCGTCTCATTGAACTTGCTATTACTATGGCATATGATGCCAAGAGTAATTTTAACGACGTGTTCTATCAAGTCAGAATGTGGGATGCAATCATCTACAATTACCTTCTTACTAAAAATGTAGTAATACCTTTCAAGAAAGATTCTAAAAAGGATCAAAGATATGAAGGTGCATATGTTAAGGAACCAGTCCCAGGAAAGTATGATTATGTTGTGAGTTTTGACTTGAATAGTCTTTATCCACACTTGATTATGCAATACAATGTAAGTCCCGAAACATTGGTGGATGGAAAGTTTCCAGGAATTTCTGTGAATAAAATTCTTAATAAGGAGGTCGAAATACCAAAGGATTATCCTTATTCTGTGTGTGCTAATGGTGCCCAGTATCGTAAGGACATCCGAGGATTTTTGCCTGAGTTGATGGATAAAATTTATAGTGAACGAACCATCTACAAGAAGAAGATGCTTGCTGCAAAGCAACAATATGAAAAGACCCCAACGAAAGATTTGGAAAAGGAAATTGCTCGTTGCAACAACATCCAATTAGCAAGAAAGATTCAACTTAACTCTGCTTATGGTGCTGTCGGAAACGAATACTTCAGGTATTTTCTTATTGAAAATGCTGAAGCAATTACTCTTTCGGGTCAGGTTTCAATCCGATGGATTGAGAATAAAATGAATACATATCTAAATAAACTTCTCAAGACTGAAAATGCTGATTATGTTATTGCTTCAGATACTGATTCTATTTACCTTAATATGGGTCCTCTGGTTGAACGTATATACCAAGGAAGAGAGAAAACTACTGAAAGCATTGTTTCGTTCCTTGATAAGATCTGTAGTGTGGAACTTGAAAAATATATTGAAGGTTGCTACCAAGAACTGGCTGACTATGTGAATGCATACGATCAAAAGATGCAGATGAAACGGGAGAATATTGCTGACCGTGGAATCTGGACTGCCAAGAAACGTTATATCCTCAACGTATGGGACAGTGAAGGAGTTCGATATTCTGAACCAAAACTAAAGATTATGGGAATTGAAGCAGTTAAATCTTCTACTCCTGCACCTTGTCGTCAAATGATTAAAGATGCTCTTAAAATCATTATGACTAAAACCGAGGATGATCTAATTGATTTTGTGTCTAAGTGTAAGAAGGAATTCAATTCACTACTTCCAGAAGATATATCATTCCCTAGAACTGCTAATAATCTTGGGAAATATAAATCGGCACATTCAATTTACATAGAAAGGACTCCTATTCATATCAGAGGTTCTTTGTTATATAATTACTATGTGAGGAAGAACAAGTTGGATTCAAAATATCCAACTATCAACAATGGAGAGAAAGTAAAGTTCTGCTATCTCAAGAAACCAAATACAATTCACGAAAATGTTATTTCATTCATTCAAAAATT